CCCTGAAGGTGGTCTTAACCAGAAAGGTCGAGACTACTATAATAAGACTACAGGCTCGAAGCTAAAGCCGCCAGTGTCTGCTAAAGAGGCTGCAAAGTCGCCTAAAGCGGCTGCACGTCGCAAGAGCTTCTGCGCTAGGATGGGTGGTGTTGCTGGACCAATGAAGGATGAGAAGGGTCGTCCAACCCGCAAAGCATTAGCATTAAAGAAGTGGGATTGTTAAAAATAACTGTTGACACAATAACATACTTGTGTTACACTAGAGGAATATATGGCAACAACAACTACATACCTGCAAGCTGTAAATAGTGTTCTTAGGAGACTAAGAGAAACTGAGGTTTCTACAGTCAACGAAACTGCTTACAGTAAGATGATTGGCGAACTTGTAAACGATGCTAAATTATCCGTTGAATCCGCTTTTGGGTGGAACGCTTTAACATCCACTTTAACTGTCCCAACTGTGGCAGATACCTCTACTTACACACTAACAGGTTCTGGTGTACGTTTTACTGTGGTTAATGTTATAAATGATACTTCTGATACTTTTTTACGTTTAGCACCTGCTTCGTATATGACGCAGCAGTTTTTACCAGCAAGTCCACAAAAAGGTCCTCCTCAGTATTATCATTTTAAAGGACAAAACGCTAGTAATGATACGTTAGTTGAGGTGTTTCCAATTCCAGATGTAGTGTATAGCTTAAAGTTTAATTTAATTATTCCGCAAGATACACTAACAGATGACACCACTTTAATTAAAGTGCCGGGTGATGTTATTATTTTAAATGCGTTTGCTAGAGCAGTTGTAGAGCGTGGGGAAGACGGTGGTTTACAGTCTTCTGAAGCCTATGCTTTAGCTAAAAACTTACTGGCTGATTACATTGCTTTAGAATCGAATCGTCATGTAGAAGATACTAACTGGGTTCCGAATTGAGTAAAACTCTTGTAACTTCTTCAATCTCAGCACCGGGGTTTGCTGGTCTTAACCTGCAGGATGCACCTGCGTCTTTAGAGGCTGGTTTTGCTTTAGAGGCAAACAACTGCGTTATTGACAAGTTTGGTCGTATTGGTGCAAGAAAAGGTTGGACAACATATCTTCCAGCCAACACAGATTTAGACGTTGAAACCGTCGACACAATCGCAGAGATACTGTCTCCAACAGCCAATAATAATCAGTTATTTGCAGCAGGTAACGATTGTTTGTTCTTGTCTACAGGTAGTGCATTAGCGAAGAAGTTAGTGCGTAATAGTGGCGATACAGCTAACGCTACATATACTATTACTGACAGTCACTGGCAAGTAGCATCTATTCCAGATGTTACCAATGCTCGAGGAAGAGCAGTCCTAACTCAAACTGGACATAAGCCTTTATATTTAAGTTATTCTAGTGTGACCAGCAGTTATGTCTTTAAGATTTTAGCAGATGTTGCTACATTGCCTGTGTCGCCTGTTGCACATACTTCAAGTACCTTTACCCCTAATGCGTGTATTTCCGCTTATGGTCGTGTTTGGGTTGCTGACATTGCAAACGATAAACAGACAGTATATTTTAGTGATTTGTTAAACCCACTAAACTTTCAAACAGGTACAGCAGGTTCTTTAAACATTAACGAAGTAGTAGGAGATGGTGACTTTATTGTTGGTCTTGCATCACATAACGGTTTCTTAATTATCTTCTGTGAAAACCATACTGTAGTTTATAGTGGCGCTCAAGACCCTTCTGCTTTATCATTGTCTGATAACATTACTGGTATCGGCTGTATTGCTCGTGATTCTATACAGCAAACAGGTACAGATGTTATCTTCTTGTCTTCTACTGGTGTCCGTAGTTTAAGCCGTACTGTACAAGAAAAATCCATGCCAATGCGTGATGTCTCTAAGAATGTCCGTGATGAACTGTTAGCGACTTTGCAAACAACTTCAGAAGTGAAGTCAATTAAATCTGGATATTCTTCACAAGAAGCATTTTATGTCTTATCGTTTTCTGATGTGGACACTGTGTATTGTTTTGATTCAAGAAGTTTGTTACAAGACGGCTCTGCTAGAGTAACGACTTGGGACACAATTACTCCTAAGTCTTTTTGCACAACCGTAGATAGGAAGTTTTTAATAGGTAAAGCAGGTTATATTGGTTTGTACAAAGACTATAGCGATAATGGAAGTTCTTATCGTATGTCATACTATTCAAGCTATTTTGACTTTCAACAACCTACCGTATCTAAGATTCTTAAAAAGATTGAATTGTTGTTCATTGGAGCGCAGAATCAAGACGTAACTGTTAAGTGGGACTTTGATTTTAAGAAAGCATACCAATCTTCAACAACAACGATTGCTCCAGCCACTGTTGCTGAGTATGGGGTTGCCGAATACGGTATTGGTGAGTATTCAGGTGGTATTGTTATATTTAATAACAACGTCAATGCTGGTGGTACAGGTAAAGTATTACAACTAGGATTTGAAACAGATATTGATAATAATGCTGTTTCTTTACAGAAAGTCGATGTCTTCGTTAAAGGCGGGAAAACACTATGACAACATACACAAAAGCAACTAATTTTACTGCAAAAGATTCTTTATCTACAGGCAATCCGTCTAAGATTGTTCGTGGTTCTGAGATTGACACAGAGTTAACTGCAATTCAAACTGCAGTCAACAGTAAGTCTAATACTGCTGCTCCTACATTTACAGGAACAGTAACCATGCCAACATTAGCGGTTACTGTCAATGCTACTGTCGGTGGCACGTTAACGGTTACTGGCGCTTTTGAAGCTGCCTCTATTGATGGCGGTAGTTTCTAATCATGGCAGAGATTATCGACAAAGCGATGTCTTCTACTTATATTATTCGTAAAGACCTTGAACGTGGTGGTTTTAGTAAAGAAGAGGAAAAGTTTCTTAAAAGCTTAGTGGTTTTAATTAACGAAAAGAAAGCTGTTCTTGTACGTCACAAAAACACAGTATTTGTCGGTATTCGTAAAGAACCCGGAGTATTAGAAGTTCATATGTATACATTAGACCCATTGTCTACACTTCCAGAAGCAATGAAAGTTGCTTTTGATGCAGTGAAAAAAGCTGGTGTTAAGAAACTAAAATCAGAAACAACGAATCCTAGACTGATTAAAATGCTTGAAACACTTGGACCAGTAAAGACAACTAAAAAAGGTAAGAATATTGCATGGGAATTGGAGATTGCTAAATGAGATATAATTTAGAATCTACTCTTCCAATCAATGCGTTTTCGCCTCGTGGTGGTCGTGGTCCTTTCTCGTATGGAATGACACTTGAAGGCGGTGGTGGCGGTGTTATTGAAAGTGTTGTTGGCGCTGTGTCTGACGTAGGACAGTCAGTAGCTAATGTTGTCTCTGATGTCGGTACATCTATTGATAATGCAGTAATTCAACCTGCTATTGATGACCCTGTAGGCACTACAGTTAAGATTGGTGCTATTGTTGCTGCACCCGCTACTGGCGGTGCTTCTCTATATGCTATTCCAGCTTACACAGTCGCTAAAGCAACTGCAGCAGGTATTCCTTTAGAAGATGTTGCTGTAATGGCTGCGATTCAAACTGCTGCAGCTTATGCTGGTGTTAGTGTTGCCGACTATGTTGGCACAGTAGCGGAGTTTGGTACTGCTATTGGTTCCGAACAAACAGCAATGTTAGCTGCACAGAATGTAGGTATCGGTACAGGTAGTGCTGCCTCGACTGCTGCTGGACAAATTGCTGGAGGCGCCGCAAGCGGTGCTGTTGGAAGTGGTTTATCAGGCGGCGACATTGGACAAGGATTACTTGGCGGTGCTATTAATGCCGGTATTGGGGCAGGTGTAGGCGCTGCAGTAGACACAGGTGCAGGGTTATTTAATAATACAGCTACAGGAAGTACAAATACAGGAACAACAAATATGGATGAGATTTTTGGACCAACTTACTCAGAGTTAGGATATAGCCCTTCTGTCGGACCATCATATTCAGAATTGGGTTACGACCCTTATGCTAATTTAAACATAGGCGATGCCGAAGCTCAGCAAGGCGGTTTCTATGGTGGACCCGGTTACGGATACCAGCCTGAAAATCCGTATACTAATATGTCTGATGCAGAACTAACTGCAGCCCTTGCTAGTCAAACTGGCGGCGGTTTAACTACTGCAACAAACTTACTTAAACAATATGGACCACAAGTTGTTAAAGCACTGTTAGGCGGAGCTGGAACCGCTGCACAAAGAGGTGCATTAGGTCTCGGACAATCACAAGGCGGTTTATTAGGTGCAGGAGCAAACTATCTTTTATCTGGTCAAGCTGGTAGAGCAATTCAAAGTTCTGCAGCACAATCTGCTCAACAGCAAAGAGATGCTGCTGCTTTAGCACAACAACAAGCAAGTTTTACTCCTGTTGGAATGACTACTGCTTTTGGTCAGTCTAACTTTGGTTTTGACCCAACTACTGGAAAACTTACTTCTGCTGGGTATACACCAACATCGCAAGTTGCCGGTCAAGTACAGAATTTGTTTGGTCTTGGTGCTTCAGCACTGCCAACCACAACTAATACTCAAGATGTTCAACAGCAATATATTGCACAGCAACAAGGTTTGTTGGCTCCGGGTCGTGAGCAGCAATTAGCTCAGTTGCGTAATCGTCAGTATCAGCGTGGTACAACTGGTTTAGCTACTGGTGGTACAATGGCTGGTTATGCTCCTAATGCACAAGGATTGATGGCTACAAACCCTGAGATGGCTGCTTTCTACAATGCACAAGCACAGGAAAATGCACGATTAGCTTCTAACGCACCTACCTATGCTCAGAACCTACTGAATTCTCAAATTGCAACAGGCACAAATCTGTTTGGTGCTGCTAATACTTTAGAAGGTTATGCACAACAACCATTGTCCTTGTCCACCGCTTTAGGCACTGCTGGAGCTACTGCAGGTTCAAGAGCAGCTCAATTAGGTTTGTTAGGTAATTTACAAGCGACTCAAACACAGCAAGCAGGAAATATTGCTGCAGCTAGTGGACAAATAGGGGGAACATCTGGCTTACTTACTGCCGCTAATCCTTTATTGGCAAATCTTGGTAATGCAATTAATACATCAATTTGGGGATAACCATGGCAGATATGTTTGATAAAGAAGAATTAAGTATTGTTAGTGGTTTGTTTCCTAATACTTTAGCCGTTGCAAATGCTGAAAAACAACAACAACAAAACTTAGCTTACCAGCGTTTTAGTAATGCTGCTGGCGCACAAAATCCTTTTGGCGGTTTAGCTGGTTTACAAGGAATGTTTGGCACTGCTGCTGGTCAAGACATACAAGGTGTCATGGGTGTGCAAAGCCCTGCCACAAAACTAGCAGCTTTAAGAGAACAAGCAGCGCAGCAGTTTGACCCAAACACACCAAATGGGTTAGTGCAAATGGCACAGTTCTTAAATCAGAATGGCGACTCTGCTGGTGCAAGACAAGCTGTTATGTTGGCACAAGGTCAGGCGCAAAAGTCTGCTACTTTTGGTAAAACAATGGAAGAGACTCGTATTTTAGGTCGTAAAGAAATTGAAATTGGTGTTGACCCTAAAAATCCAGAAATGGTTCAAAAAGCGTTAGTAGACAAAGATGGTAATGTGTTAAAAATGCTTGGAACACCGTATAGTAAATTTACACAGAAGTCAACTAATATTACGAACATACCACCGGGTGAGTCTGAGTTTGTTAAGCAACTTGGTAAAAACGATGCCCAAACAGTTACGAAAGCGATGGAAACAAGAGACACCGCTATTTCTACTTTACAGTCTTTAGCGAAATTAGAATCTTTAAATAATCAACAATTAATTAGCGGTACATTTGCTACAGGACGAGTTGGAGCAGCTAACTTCTTAAACACTATTGGATTAGCTTCTAGTGCAGACGTATCTCGTATTTCATCTTCACAACAGTATGATAAAGTTGCAAAAGATGTTATCTTCCAAACTCTTGGCGGTAAACTTGGTGCTGGTTTCTCTAACGAAGACCGTAAGTTTATTGAAGCACTCATACCTCAGCTTGAAACAAGTGCAGATGCTCGTAGACAACTTATTGCATATATGCGGAGTAAACAACAACTTATTGCAGATGAGTCTACTCGTTTAGAGAACTATGCTCGTAGCAACCGTGGGTTAGGTGGCTTTGAATATAAGATTCCTCGTGAAACCCTAGCGCCTTCCGGTAGTGCAAATAAACCAGAATTTACTCGTGAACAGCTACAGGCTGAGTTAGATAGAAAACTAAAGGCACAATAATGGCTAACATTTCTGATTTATCTGTAGATGAAATTAAGCGTAGACTGTCGAACAATGAATACATTGGATACGCTGAAAAATCAGTCCTAGACACGTCTTCTACTTCTTTTGCAGATATTGCTAAAAACACTGTTGAATCAGTAGCTAAAGGGTCAGCTAAGGGGATTGTTGATTTAATTGGTGGTTGGGAGAGTTTATATAATTACTTAGGGGCTGATAGAAATTTAGCTGCTGCAGAACCTACTCGTATTCTAAAAGGTATTCAAGACCTTACTGGTATTAACTTACAATCCGCACCATATCAAACTCCTTATAACATTGCATCCGCTGGCGCTCCTGCTGCAGCGCTAACCGCCGTCGGTGTTCCCGGCTTGTTTAAAGGCGGTCCTATTTCTGCCCCAGTTAAAGAATTTGCTGTTGCTGGCACACTTGGAGCCACTGCACCATTAATTACTGAGTCACCTTTCGGACAAGCCGCTATTCAAATTAGTCCTTATGCAGCTAAGGGCGGTTTTACTAGCATACAAAGTGGAGCAATGCGCCCACAAGGAACATTCCCGCCTGTATCTGAAACTCAAGCATTATTAAATGTTGGTCCTATGACACCGGGACAGTTAACATTAAATCGCCAACAACTTGCAACTGAAGCCCGTGTTGCTGCTTCTCCAAAAGCTGCTGAAGCTCCGGGATTCTTTAAACAACAGGCAGAATCTGTACAAACTTACTTAGACAATTTGTTTACTAGGTCTACTCAAAAGACATTAAATCCTGAAGACTTAACTCAGTCGGTATTGACATCTTTTCAAAACTATGGAAAAGCATTGTCTACAAGATTGCGTTCTGACGCAAATAAAGATTTCAATGCAGCCAAGAAAGCTGGTGGAGAAATTAATACACAACCTGTACTTGATGTTGTACAAACTAGGCTCCAAGGTATTCCGCCAGAAGCACCCGGTTTTGAGGGCTTACGCAGTGCATTAGGTCGAATTGCAGATGAGTTTACTATTCCAGAAGTCCCAGCTTCAGTAACTCCTAGTGCCATTATTGGTCCAACAGGACAGCCTGTGGATGTTAAGGTTGTTCCCGGAACACCTGCTCAAGCACAGAAAATTAGTATTGATAGACTTCAAAAAAATCTATCTGCTTGGGGTGAAGCCGCTTATAGCGGTAAAGCAGATTTTGGAAAAGGTAATATATTTGAAGGCGTTGCTCCCGGACAAGCTAAAGCAATCTCCCTTGATGTATTGCGTGGGTATAAACAAGCACTAGACGATGCAATTCAAAGCGGTGTTCCCGGAGCCGATAAATTAGTGAAGGCTCGTGATAATTTTGCAGGTAATATTAGACGAATTGAGGAATTTGCTAATCGTCCATTAGTTAAAGCATTTGATGTTGAAAGAGCTACGGATTTAGTCCCAGAACAAGTTATTACTAAACTAAAAACCGCACCTGAATCACAACGAGCAATTCTACTTGATGTCTTACAAAACAACCCAGATGCGTCTGTCATTTTAGATACTATTAGAAGGTCTACTTTTGATGATATTTTAAACAAAGCAAAAGCAACTGGAGCCGCAGCAACTGCGCCTGAGTTTAATATTGATGTTGCTTTAAAAGAACTTAATAAGAAAGAAAATGATTTTAACTTCTTATTTAAAAATAATCAAGAATTAAACGATGCAAGACTAGTATTAAACTATATGCGTCGTGCAGTTCAGAGCGAAACTGGTGGTGCTGCGGCAGGAATGGCTGGAAGCACTGCTTATGCGTTAACTAAAGCAGGTGGTGGAAATACGCAGTTAGCAAATGCCAGTAAAGAATTAACAGATGTAATACGAGATAAAATTACTAATTCTGCTGATTTTTCTGCAGTGTTGTTTAATCCTGATTCAAAAGATGCTTTGTTAAAACTAGCTAAAGGGCAAGCAGCAGGGTTTGGGGCTAAAACGCTAAATGCGTTGCAAAACGCTACTAAAGTACTTGCAAAAACAACTGGTATTGTTGTGGCTCGTGGTGGTCCAATGTTGGCTCCTGAACAGGCTCCAACAGATGCGATTAACGCACAGCCACAAGAAAGTGGGATTGAGTCGTTGAGTATTGACGAAATACAGCAGCGTATAAAAGAATTAGAAAATCAATAACTATACACACTATACACACAATGAAGAACTATGTCAGACCAATTTGGATTAAACGAAGGAGTAAAAAAGCTCACTGACAGCTTTGCTGCTAGTCGTGAGAGTGCTAAATCATTAACTAAAACTATTGAGGATTTCCAGCAGGATGGAGCCGCAGTAGCACAACAGAAGGCTGCTGAGAGACGTAAAGAACAACATTTTGTTCCTGACACTACCGTTGTCAAGGCTCTTAAAGAATACGAATTAGTCCAAGAAGTGAAGAAGATGGAACTTCGTATGAAAGCAGAAGTAGTGAACAAATATGGTCCCAAAGCATGGGACGATGTTCTAGTCATTAAACAACGACTAATCAAACAAGAAGCACAAAATAAAAAGATGTTTGACAGCGACATGAAAGCAGTTCGTCGAGTCCAACTCTATTGCTTCTTAGTTGCTGCAGTAGTTTCTTATCTTATCGTCTGGGGAGACAAGTAATGCTAACACTAATTTCAACCGCTTTATCATTCTTAATGGGTGGTTTACCTAAACTGATGGATTTCTTTCAGGACAAGTCTGATAAAGCACACGAAATGGAAATGGCTCGTATGCAGACTGAGAGAGAACTTCAGATGCTTGAGCGTGGCTACGCTGCACAGGCTCGTGTAGAGGAGATTAGGACAGAGCAAGTCCAGATGGAGACACAAGCTCAGGAACGCTCTGCAATGTACGCACACGACATCGCTATAGGTCAGGGCGCTAGTCAGTGGGTTATCAACCTCAGAGCCTCTGTAAGACCAATGGTGACATATTTGTTTGTCTTCCTATTGATAGTGGTTGACATTGCTTCTATTTGGTGGGCTTGGTCCACTGGTGCTGCCTTTGCTGAGGCTATACCAATGGTATTTGATGCCGATGAAATGCAGATTCTAGCCTCGATTATTGCTTTCTGGTTCGGTACACAAGCCTTCGCTAAAAAATGAAAGTAAGCGACAAAGCCCTTGAAGTAATCCGTCACCATGAGGGTGTAAGAACGACTCCGTACCAGTGTCCAGCTTTACTGTGGACGATTGGTGTGGGTCATGTTATTGACCCCAATCACGCTAGAGTACCGTTAGCAGAACGTAAAGCGTTACCTATCCCTGATGGCTGGAATAGGAAAATAACGATGGGAGAAGTGGATGATATTCTTAAACGAGATTTGGCTAACTTTGAGCGTGGTGTCGAGCGATACTGTCCTGTTACTCTTACACAAGGGCAGTTCGATGCTCTTGTCAGCTTTAGCTTCAATGTGGGTCTTGGAACACTACAGCGCTCAACCCTCCGTCAGAAGGTTCTTCGTGGAGAAATGGAAGGCGCTGCAGACGAGTTTCTCAAGTACACGATAGGTGGTGGTAAGGTGCTAAAAGGATTAGTTACCCGTCGCAACGACGAAAGAGCAATGTTCGTCTCATAAATTGTGTAGTATATTACACATTAATGTATACAATGAGATACATTTTATACACATCTATGTTCACGTTAACACAATGTAAGATAAAGTGTAGAAAGTGTGTTAAATGTAACATTTTGTGTGTGTTTGTATAAAAAAGTGTAGTATATGCAACATTTCCCTATCGGTAAAGTTTCTCTGTTTCTGCACAAATACTAAGCACAATAACCCGTTCGGGACATAAAAAAGAGGTGTCCGAAGACACCCCGTCAAGCACTACAACACACAAGGAATTAGATACTACAGCCGCCTGCGGCAGTGCAACTTAACATCTGAGCGCCTTCGACATTATCATCATACTCTTTGAAGTTCTCCCAATCGACAGTATCAGGAACTAACGACTTTAACTTGTTGTAAGTTTCTTCGTCACATTCTTCATAAGGTGCTTGCTTGTAAGTACCTCCATCCATCGGTAGGAAAGACACACCGGTAACCTCATCAAAGTGCTTAAATGTCCATGCTCCGACATCCATCCATTCTTTCTCCAAGACAGAGATAGTTACAGACGGCTTATGTTCACAGTAGTGACGCTGGAAGATTAACCACAAGCGCAGATGCTGAATCGCAGTCAAGTCTTCACGCAGTAAAGCACCATCCGCCACAGCAACAGGGAAACTAAATACTGTTGTTGACTCAGGCTTCATTACGCAAGGCTCTGCAACAAATCCTGCTTGAATCATAAACTGTGTCAAAGGGTCTTTGTTATCAGCTCGTACACGACGAATATAAAACTTACTATGCTGAGGGTGGATGCCAGATGCGGTAGAACAGAGTTGTGATACAGTTCCTTCCGGCTTAACAGCCGTAACCGCAACACTCTGATTGATTCCGATAGCGTTAGCAAACTCAGCGTTAGTAGCAACAGCAAGGTCACGAAGTTTCTCCAATCTAGCAGGTAATGATTCATCATCAGGGTTATTAAGCAGAGTATTGTCGCAAATACCAGTCATCGACACACCTAAGAGTGCTTCTTCTTCTGTGTTCTTTTGCCAAATCTTACGCAAGTATGGGAAGTCGGTAAGACTAGCCTGAAAAGTACCCAGAATGGTAGCAAGACGAATCTTACGACTAATATCATCAATAGTATCGGTGCTGCGGATAATGCAGCTAGAGAGGTTACAGAATTGGTAAGGACGGAGAATAATCTCCGAGCAGGGGTTTGTACCAAACGCATACGACGCATCCCTACGACCATTCTTCGCAGCTTGCTTTTGACTTGCTTCACGATTGAAGATACCACGCTCTCCACTGTGTGATTCATAGATTGAACTCCATTCACGCATAAATT